TGGAAGACCTAGAGATACAAATGCGTACATGGGAACCTTTGGGTAGTATCGGCTCTCCTGACCGCCTAGACGCTATGGTGTGGGCCTTAACGGATTTGATGCTTAATGGGTATGCAAGACCAGAACTGAAGTTAGCCTACAGTAATGCTAAAGGCTTAGGTAAATAAACTCATAGGAATGACCAACAATGGCTTCTAAGCTCAGTGAAACACAATCTAAGGCTATTCTTGGTGTATCTGGCTCGAATACTCACAATGGTCAAATACGTGCCGATGAGTTCCTACCTGAGTTGCGTGGAAAAAAGGCTGTTCGTACCTACCAGCAAATGCGTGATAATGACGCCACCATTGGTGCTGTCCTTTATGCCGTAGAGCAAATTCTCAGGGATGTAGATATTAAGGTTAAGCCTTCCGATGATAGTGAACAAGCTAAGGCTGAAGCTGACTTCGTAGAGCAAGTCCTAGAGGACATGGAACACACACTTGATGACCACATCAGTGAAGCTCTTTCATTCCTAAGCTTTGGTTTCTCTTGGTTCGAAATAGTTTACAAGCGTAGGGAGTCTACGGATACTCTCAACCCTAAGAAGCGCACTAAATTCCCTGATGGTCGTATGGGTGTACGTAAGCTGGCCTCTCGTGCCCCTTGGACAGTATCTCGCTTTGATGTAGATCAGAAGACGGGTGACATCCTTGGTATGTACCAAGACACAGGGCAAGCCTTCTCTGACGGTAAGCACTACATTCCTACGAAGAAGTCCCTCTACTACCGCACTACTGTTATTAACAATGACCCATCAGGTCGTAGTATCCTTCGTAATGCCTACACCAGCTACACATACTTGAACAACCTACAGTCTATTGAGGCTATTGCAGTTGAACGAGAGCTTGCTGGTATCCCTTTGGCTCGTATCCCTGCTGATTACCTTGCACCTGATGCCAGTCCTGAACAAAAGTCTTTCTTGGGTAGCTTACAGCAGATTCTCCGTGACACCAAGTTCAACGAGCAAGGTTATATTATCCTCCCCTCGGATATGTACCAAGGTAAGGATGGAGAACCAAGTAACCACAGGCTTGTAGATATTGAACTTATGTCTGCCAGTGGTAACCGTAACATTGACATTGACCCAATCATTCGGAGATACCAACATGACATTGCTAGAAGTGTTCTATCTGAGTTTCTTATGCTGGGCGGTGGTTCAACAGGTTCCTATGCTCTATCTAAATCCAAGACTGATCTATTCTTACGCGCACTCGAAGCTTACATCCAGACTATCGTAGACGTTCTTAATAAACAACTCGTAGAACCTCTTTGGCAGTTGAATGGCCTTGACCACAAGTTGATGCCTAAGATTATCGCTGGTGATGTTGCACCACACGATCTTAAAGAGTTGGGTAGCTACCTGCGTAACCTCAACGGTGCAGATATTAACCTCGCAAGTCAGCCTGACATTGTTGACGCACTTCTGGATAACGCAGAACTACCGAAACTGGATCGTGAGGCTTATGGTAACGATCTTGAGGCAGAGCGTAGAATGGCTAATGCTAGAGCAGATTACTATAATGGCCCTGACGAAGAGTTTGAAGAAGAAGACCCCAACTCTGTTGGAGATAATTCTGGTGATGTAACAGAACCTACTGAAAAGTCTGTAAAGGAAACCCTTGAAGAAGAGTTACTTAAGGCATCGCTGGAGTACCTGAAGAATGGAAAACGTTATTAACCTAGCCCTTACCAAGGCCCTTATTGATAACTCACTTCAGGAAGAGGTCGAAGCCTTCCGTAAACAGGTCGGCCCAAAGGGTGACAAAGGTGATAGTGGTGAGCAGGGGCCTCAAGGTGATCGTGGAGAGCAGGGTCCGCAAGGACAGCAGGGCATCCAAGGTGATCGTGGAGAGCGCGGCCCACAGGGGCTACAAGGGCTTCAGGGAGACACAATCAGAGGCCCAAGAGGTCTATCCGGCAAGCAAGGCATCAGGGGCTTACATGGGCCGCAGGGTGACCGTGGTGATAAAGGGCCTCAAGGTGATGACGGGCGGTCTGTTGAAAAGGTCAGCATTAGCGATGATGGTCGTCTCCTTATTCGCTATAGTGGTGGTGAGCTAGCCTCTGTTGGTCGTGTTAATATAAACGTCGAGAACCACTACGAAGGTGGCTCTGGTCTACCTCCGGGGCACTTTGCAGTCTATGGTGCAGAGTTTAACAGTGACAACGAACTTATCATTATCTGTAACAATGGTAAGAGGATCAATGCAGGCGCTCCGGTAATACCTGATGTACCCGATCCTATTGATCCAGATTCCCTTGAGCCTAACCCCACCTTTGCCTATGACGCCAATGATAATATATCTCGCATTGACTACAGCAATGGTCGCTACAAGACGTTCTCCTACAATGCGGGAGGGAACTTGGAGGTGCTTGTCTACTATAAGGTAGATACAACTCTGACCAGAACGTATAACTACGATGCTCAAGGTCGTCTTGAAAGCATCAATGATGTGGAAGTATAATCATGGCAGCACCCAGTTACTCAACGGAGCTGACTTCGCAAGAGGTCTTCACTGACGGTGGTGTAGGTACTTGGTCGCTTATTTCCTCTGGTGGTGGCGGTCAGAACTCCTTGACTGACCCCGAAGTCGATGATTATGTACAAGGCTCAAGCTGCGTATCTCGTAGCCCTTGGTCTAATGCCGCTCGTGGTATGGTGTTCAACTCTACTCAAACTATTGCTTCTGGCGATGCAGTGTGGATTTGGACTAAGGCAGACGTTGCACAGGCCCTTGACACAAAATCTGGTGCTGACCCACAGGGTGGGGGCATACAGTGTCTCGTAGGCTCTTCTAGTAACGCTCTGAACGCCTACTACGTAGATGGTAGTGATACATACACTTTCGGTGGCTGGAAGTGCTACCCTATTGATCCTGAAATTTCTGCCAGCGGTACTTTTGGAAACACACCTACAGCAACGACTTCTTGGTTTGGCGTAGCTTGGAACATCCCCGGCTCTGGCCCTTCTAAAGGTTTCCCGTTTAAGATTGACGCCATGCGTGTTGGTCGTGCATTTAGTATTACAGACGGTGATTTGGCTAATGGGTATGCTACCTTCTCTGGCCTATCTTCAACTGCGGGTAGCCTAGCTAACCAGTGGGGTGTATTCAACTTCTCTAACGGTGTTTACACCATGCAGGGACTGATGCAGTTAGGTACAGCTACCGCAGTAGACTTCCGTGACAGCAACAGGACGCTTTTTGTAGCTAATACCGAATTTGTATCCTCTACTTTTAACGGTATCGAGGTTAATAACGCTGCAAGCCGTGTAGATTGGACTAACGTTAGTATTGCCGCCCTTGGTACTGTATCTCGTGGCTCCTTTATCGCTAACGCTAACGCAGACATCAACTTTGAAAGCTGCACCTTTGTTGGTATGAACACCTTTGGCTTTTTGTCAAACTCTACCATAAACGACACTGTTTTTCGTGGTTGCGGCCAGATCGATCAGAACCTAGCCTTGATGGGTAGTTGCACGATCTCAAACAGTATTGCAACTTCTTCTTTGTTGTTGGACAACTCTGGTGCTGACCTTGGTGGTAACCTATCCAATACCACGTTCAACTCCTCTGGTACAGGTCACGCTATTGAGATTACGAGTGGTACTTCGGTAACACTTAATAACATTTCCTTTAATGGTTATGCTGGCACTGATGGTTCGACGGGTAATGAATCTGTCTACATCAATATCGGCTCTGGCACTTTTACAGTCAATGTATCGGGCGGTGATACCCCAACAATTCGCACTGCTGGTGCTACTGTTACTGTTGAGGCTTCTGCTCAAATTACTGTAGAGGGCTTGAAGGTAAATTCCGAAGTACGTTTCTACTCAGGAACAGACCCTAGTACTTCTACTGAGGTGGCTGGTGTAGAAAACAGCGGTACTTCTTTCTCTTTCTCCCAATCTGTTGCGGGGCAAAGTGGTTACTATGTAATCTTTTCTATCGGATACAGAGATGTGTACGTTCCCTATACGTATAAATCTGTAGACGAAGTTATCCCGGTACAACAAGTTATAGACAGGGTTTATGAGAACCCAGCATAAGGACTAAAAATGGCTATTATCGTTGATCTTGATGATCTCGCAATTACCACAGACATCGTAATTGACCCTACTGTGTCTCCCCCAACCATTCAGATTTTGACTACAGGTGCCGTGTCTGGTACTGGTGAAGGTGCTGAAACTGGTGTTTCCGGTCAGGCTCTCTACTCGTTTCTGAAAGACCAGTGGAAAAACGACGCTACTTTCATCAAATACCCCTTCCCTATGGAAGCTATTACCCCAGAACAGTTTGAGTTTATCAACGACTGGGAACCTGCTGATGATGCGACCCGTAAGTTAATCCGTACTGCTGGTTGGGCAGAACGTAGTGCAGCGGGCGCTTTGAAGCGTGAGTATATTGGTGTCGTGTCTCTTGGTATCCTCGGTGCTACTGACCAGCCTTACTACGAGATTGTAGATGGCGGCGTGAGTGTGGGAGCGGTGAACTTTACCTATACGGGCCGTGTGAACGAAGCTGTCCAAATCTTTGGTGATGCAACTAACGGTGACATTGATTACCGTCTGTCTACGGACGAGTTTAACGTATTCTGTCGTGAGCAGGGTAAAACATACGCCGCATCGAACAACACTGCAATCGGTGCTGTAGACGGTCTTACTTACATTACGTATCGTTTTCCTCTTGCTAACGCTACCGATCTAAATATCACTGCCTCTGACGCTCAAATCACTACCCCTGCAAGTGTGTGGGAAGGTATCACTATTGATTACCTGACCGTAGGCGATAGCACAAACTTTGACATTGACGATGACGGCACCCCTGAAACATACAGTGTTATTATTCAGGATGCTGGTGGGACTGCCACTACCCAACAGGTCTACGAAAAAGTCCAATACTTGCTTCGTCAAGGCACCAACATTAACGATGGCGGCACTGCTGGTACAAAGGTTGGTAAACTTGAGCCTGCACTGTTGGCCTTCATTGGCGACACCCTGAAAACTGGTGTTTCTTATGCTGTGACTGGTGACGGTGTTGTAATCAACAATGTATCGTCCGCAAACAAAGCATTCCTTGAGATTGTCGCTGATGATGGTACATCGTACTTCTATCCTTCAATTTCGTCTGGGACCATCCAGTTTGGTAGTTTTTCTGGTTCCGGCGACTTTAAGTACTTCATGTTTTTCCGTACTGGTACTGGTGCATATGGTACTGCAACTGCTGAACTGGTTGACAATAACTCTGGCGCAGACATTGCAGGCACCTACACAGGCGCTGACATCCCGTTTGACTTTGCTTACACTAAGAACACTCAGAATGATCGTACAGCCGACACAGACGTTCCTATCACTTTGGTAGGTATCGGTCTTGATGGTGGTCAGTTCATTAAAGTTGACTATACCATTACCGAAGGCGTTGGTAATAACTTCCTTCTGGCACCTGCTCAGGAACGTAACTACAGCGACCCTGCTCCTTAATGTGGGGCTACAGCTACCTAATACAAACAACCCGAATTGAGGAATAAACATGGCAGGCGAACGCAGATACACACGTATTCCGCCAGAGAGTACTGGTGATCGGGTCTATATGATCCACACCGCAGAAATTGAGTACAACAATAAAGACACTATCAATTTAAGCCACGGTTGGCAGATTGGACAGATGTACACTATTGCTGGATTCACTGGTAGCATGATTCATGTGCATGGCGTTTATGACCGTGGTGATGGTACGGGTATTATTGCTGTTCATTACAACAAAACTGCTAAGTTTGAGAATGCTGTACCTTCTGTTGGGAGTAAGATTTCCTACCAAGGTGCAGAGGTAGCAGACGTTTCTGAATTTTACGATGTTTACATCCCTGCTAATAATATTATGGGTTATGACAACCCTGAGTTTGGCTTGGACGTTGATATTACAGGTTCCGCCAACATCCGTTTCGCAGAAGGTTTGCCCCAGCTAGATGCTTGGGGTAAGCTGCGTGTTTCTGGTGCTACTCATATCGGTGATTATGTATTTGGTCAACGTGAGGTTCTCAAAGATAACTTTTCGCCTACTCAGCTACAGGGTGGCTCTGTAACTTATAACGACAACAGAAACTCTGTTACTATTAAGGTTCCTAGCTCTTCTGACCCAGATTATAGTGCAGACTCTGGTTTTGCTGCCTGCTCCTCTAACCTGTACCACCATTACGTTGCTGGTAGCTCCCACTTGTACATGGGTACTGTTCGTGCCAATAACCCTTCTGCGACAGGTACTACACGCAACTGGGGTTTGTTTGACGCCAACAACGGCTTTATGTTCCGTCTTGATACAAACGGCGATTTGTGCGTTGTTGTTCGTAGTTCGACCACTGGCTCTCGTGTTGACAATGTTATTTCTCGTTCTTCTTGGAATGGCGATAAGGTAGACGGTACTGGTGACTCTCAGGCTACCCTAGATGTTTCTAAAGATAACATCTATTGGGTTGATATTCAATGGCATGGTGCTGGCCGTGTTCGCTTCGGTACGTATATCGATGGTGCTCGTGTTACCATGCACTCGTACTACCACGGCAACAACTACGACACCGCTATGTCGCAAACTGCATCTCTCCCTGCGTGTTGGTCCGTTAGCCGTACTTCTGGCTCTGATGAATTGTTCTTGGAAACTTGGTCTGCTTCTGTGTGGACTGAGGCTACGATTGACCTGAATGAGAAGGGTAATTCTGCCACTTACGCATCTTCACACGCAACTGTTACAGCAGATGCGACAGATGATTGGCAATACCTCTTTTCTATCTCACCTAAAGTAGAACTTCCCAATGGCGAAGTAAACCATACTCTGTATATGCCTACGAGTGTATCCGCTTATGGCTTTGATGCCGCAGCTACAAATGGTCTTGATGCAATCGTTGATCTAAAGATGGAAATCAACTCTGTTCACTCAGGTCACTCGTTTACATCTGTTTCGGGGACTACTGTTGAGGCATCTACAGCAGGTACAAGCTATGGGTCTGGCAAGATTTTCTTGAATGAGATGTTCCGTGGTCGTTACCAAGCTGAGACTACAGATACTTTCAATAACTGGCAATATGGTGCTGTTAAGAACTTTGCTGACGATGGTGGTACAATCGTAAATAACGTTGCAAGTGTTACTACTGGTAATGCTGGAAGCCCTCCTGTTGTTACTGTTGCTACTGGTGAGCGTGTAGAGGTTCGTGAGACGGGTAATAATGGTCAAGGTGCTGTTGAGTTCCCGCCTAATGCTAACGAATACAACGGTCGCTATGAGTTCTATGATATACCTAGTGTGCCTGAACTGAATGGTCAATATGTTTACATCAAGCCAATCGCAGCTAATCAGTTTGAAGTTTATACTGACGAAGCTTTGACAACTGGTTTTACTGTTACTTCCACCCATTCCGCTAATGAAGGTTACATTAAAGGCTTCCGTGGTTCTCGCGTTGTGTGGTCTGTCTTTGCTAAGACCCGCACTGCTGTTCACCCTACTGGCCCAGTAAAACTGATGACTACTATTAACTGGAAAGAGATCATACAGTAATGCCTTCCATCGCTTTCAATTATGGCTACAACGAGTTCTGGTCCGTATATGATCCCGCTAATGGTCTGTACGGCAACCAGAAGGTAGCCTTTGATGGACTAAACAGGAGGGTCATCATCAACGAAGGCGTTACCGACATTGACGTAAAGCAGGATATTTACTCAAACTGGAAAGAGTGGATGCAGGTACGAGACAATGCTAAGTACCTACCAGCTATTCGTACTACAGGAGGTGACCCTGTTCCGGGCGGTCAGTTTACAGGTGATACCTACTTTCTTATTAACGATTGGCAGGTTGTAGTTAATCAACTGGTTAAAGTTACAGGTGTCATCTACCATGATAACCCTGCCCTAGAGCCTTTTATTATTTCCTCTGGTGGTGGTGTTATTTCTACGGTGTCAAGTTTGGCGCAGACTGTCGCTACATCTGATGGCGCACTCACTGCTGAACAAGCCGCACAACTGGCTCTCATTGAGGAAGTCCTCAAAGCAGCCAAGCAATCTGTCTCTCTCTCTGCATAAGGAAACACAATGACTTGGGCAAAACAATCATTCAAAGATAGCCCCCTTTCCATTGCACAGGGAGAGGTTAGAGGCCACACTGTCCGTAACATGTTCGGATACCAAGAAGCGGTCACTACTGCTTTTATCCCAGCTTGGGAGTTTACTACAGGATACACTTATCCTAGTTCCGCACTCCTTATGAGTGTATCTAGCAACAATGCTGGTGACAACGGTTCTCTTGTTAAGATCATCGGTTTGGACGCTAACTATGATCCTGTCGAAGATACTGTCACACTCCCCGGAACGACAACACAAGGTTTCTTCCGCATCAATGATGTTATCTTTCTTGGTATTGGTGGAAACCTTGGGCTGATTACTGTTGCTAACGGTGGTACTAACTACGCAGGTATCCGTGCAGGTGATGGGCGTAACCAAGCATCTATCTACACAGTCCCCGCTGGAAAATGCTTCTTTCTGTATCGCCTAGACGCTTTCTCAGCAGATAGTACTGCGGCCAAGCCGGGTTTGTTTAAGAACTTGACTATCAACTCAACAGGCCAAGTATTTGATGTGGCTCGTACTACTTTCTACAGTAACATGAATATCCAGCGCCGTATGCCCTTTAAGTATGACGAAAAGACTGACATCCAACTTCAACTTTCTACTTTTTCTGGTACGCACGAGATGAACATCTTTGCTGAAGGTGTTGTTGTAGATCAGTCCGTATTAAACACATAAGGAAATACTATGTATGATCCTGATACACTTCCAACTGAGGAAGAAATCAACAAGAATGTGGGAGGCCAGCACTACCGTGAGTGAAACAACCAAGGCTTATGAAGCCATGAAGATTATCAAGATCGATGAAGACCAACGTATTATCTACGGTTGGGCATCGGTTACCACCTATAAGGGCGAATTGATCGTAGACCTTCAGGGTGATGTGATTAAAACAGATACGCTACACAAATCAATCAACGAGTTTATGAAGGGTGTACGAGTTGGGAAACTCAATCACTCAGGTGAGCAGGTAGGGCAGATCGTCCACTCGTTCCCCATGAGCAAGGATATTTGTGAAGCACTAGGAATCCAGTCTGACAAGGAGGGTTGGATCACTGGCTACCATGTCACCGATGATACCCTTTGGGAAAAAGTCAAGTCTGGTGATTATGCGGAGTTCTCCATCGGTGGACGCGCACAGAAACAGGAGTTCTAATGCCTACTGAACTTATTAACCTTGAACTGGACGAATTGAGTTTGGTTCCTAAAGGAGCTAACCCAATGGCGAAGGCTCCTATTTTCAAAGCCCTAAATGGAGATACCATGTCGGACGAAACACTAGAAAAAATGGCCCCTGAGATGGACGCCAAGATCAAAGAATACATGGAAGCTAAAGGTTGTGATCGTAAGACTGCAATGGACGCTCTTATGAAGTCCTTTGACGAAGCAGAAACCCTCACAGCAGATGTTGAGAAGCTGAAGGTAGAGAACGAGCGTCTACGCAAGTCTTTCCTTGACGAAGGCTACACAATCGAAGCTGACAAAGTAACTAAAGCTGCCGTACCTGAGTATGTAGAGTACGATGGTGAGCAGATCAACAAAGCTGATATTCCAGCGCCAATCCTTAAAGCTCTTGAGGCTGCTGAAGTAGAGAAAGCTGATGCTACCCTTACTAAGCGTGCTGAAGCAACCCTTCCACACTTTGATGTAGTTACCGCTAAAGGTCTGCTCTCTGCTGTAGAGAAGATGGACGATGCTGAAATCCTCATTGCTGCACTTGAAGCTGCCGATAAAGCCTTCGCAGACAAGATGGAAGAGTTTGGTAAGTCATCTGCTAAAGGTGAGTTTGCTTCCACTAAAGACGCTCTTGATGCGATGGTCAAAGAGTACCAAGACACAAACAATGTAGGTTTTCACAAAGCTTACGCAGAAGTAGCCAAGACCGAAGCTGGTAAGGCGCTTATTAACAAATCCTACAAAGACAAGGAATAATATCATGGCTGTAATGCAATCCCGCGATACACGCACTTTTGAAGCTGGTGGAGACCTTTCTGCTGGTCAGTTCAAATTCGTAACTCTTGCTGCTGATGGTCAAGTTGACGTCACGGCTGCTGCTGGTGGTAATGCCATTGGCGTTCTCCTGAATAACCCTGCGGCTGCTGGCCGTGCTGCTACCGTTTGTGTATCAGGTTCGGTTATGATTACTTGTGGTGGTGCTATCACTGCTGGTGACCAAATCCAATCCGATGCCTCTGGTGATGCTCTCTT